AGACCCGGTTGTTCAGATGCAGATGCAAGAGCTGCAGATCAAGCAAGGCGAGCTGGCGCTGAAAGAGCGCAAGCTGCAAGTGGACGCAGCAGCCAAAGCCGACGAGCTGGAACTGAAGAAGCAGGAGCTGGACGGCAAGCTGGAGTTGGAAGGCTTCAAGGCTGGCCAGCAAGCGCAGCAGGCAGAAAAGCGCCTGCAAGGCGAACAAGAACGCGAAGGTGTGCGCATGGGCGCGGACATCGCAAAGAACAAAGCACAGGCTGCGTTGCAAGCGGCGCAGATATTGGCCAACTCACGAAAAGGAAAGTAAGCAGAAATGATACAAGACTTCGCACGCGTATTGCGCGACCAAATACGCACCGACATGAACAACTACGCCGACGACTTGGCGGGTGGGGCATGCCGCAACTTTGACGAATACCAAAAACTCTGCGGAATCATTCAAGGTCTTGCGACCGCAGAGCGTCATCTCCTAGACCTTGCGAAGAAAGTAGAGCAATCAGATGAGTGAAATCATTCTGCCCCCGGGCATTTCCTTGCCCAGCCACATCCAGCCGGTCGATACGCCCGACGAAGATGCAGACAACGACACAAAAGCCAGTGCGCTCCCGACCCCCACAGGTTGGAAGATTCTGTGTGTTGTGCCAGAAGTTGATGAAAAGATCGCGGGCACGTCCCTTGATCTGGTCAGAGACACCGCCACCATGCGTCAGGAAGAACATGCCACAACGGTTCTTTTTGTTTTGCGTGTCGGCGCAGACGCCTACAAAGACCAAGCGAAGTTCCCCAACGGCGCGTGGTGCAAAGAAGGCGACTTCATCCTTGTTCGGACCTACACAGGCACCCGGTTCAAGATTTTTGGAAAAGAGTTTCGCCTCATCAATGACGATCAGGTGGACGCTGTTGTGCAAGACCCTCGCGGATTGACCCGCGCTTGAAGGAGTAGAAATGGCAGAAGCATTTAAGTTCCCTGACGAACAGGACGAATCCCAAGGTCAGACGGTTGATCTTGATGCCGGTGACACGGAAATCGAGATTGAAGTTGTAGACGACACCCCTGAGCGCGACCGTGGCCGCAAGCCGCTGGACCGTGAAGTGACGGACCCCACGGACGAAGAAATCGAAAGCTACTCTGACAACGTCAAGAAGCGCATCAAGGACTTGACCCATGCCCGTCACGACGAGCGCCGGGCCAAGGAAGCGTTGTTGCGTGAGAAACAAGAGCTGGAGCGTCTTGCACAGCACATGGTGGCGGAGAACAACAAGCTCAAACAGTACGTTAACAGCGGCTCTGAGCACTACGCCGCGTCCATGAAACACATCGCTGAAAACGAAGTGGACAAGGCCAAACGAGCTTTGAAAGAAGCCAACGAGTCCTTTGACACCGAGGCAATCATCGCTGCCCAAGAAGCGTTGATGGATGCCAAAATGAAGGCAGAGGCCGCAAAAAACTTTCGTCCAACCCCTTTACAACTGGACGCTGATACTGTACAAATCCCACAAAACCGCGAAACAGCACCCGCAGTCGACGAAAAGACCCTGCGCTGGCAGGCAAAAAACCAGTGGTTCGGCGCGAGTGGTTTCGAGGAACTCACCAGCTTTGCACTAGGGCTGCACCAGAAACTAGTCAATTCGGGCATTGACCCGCGATCTGAAGAATACTTCGAGAGGATTGACTCTCGCATGAAGTCGACGTTCCCCGATGTTTTTGGTGGTGACGATAGGCCAAAGTCCGGTGATAGCTCCAAGAGGCGCTCCACGGTTGTAGCTCCGGCGACTCGTTCGTCAGGAGTTCGGAAAGTGCAACTGACGAACACGCAGCTTGCGTTGGCGCAGAAGTATGGATTGACCCCGCAGCAATACGCTGCTGAAGTTGCTAAATTGGAGAAATGACAATGGCTGAAATGACACAAGACCGGACAAATCGTGACCTGAAGTCACGCGAGAAAACTGCTCGTGCTGTATACGTACCGCCGAGTGCGCTGCCTGATCCGACTCCCGAGCCCGGGATGGTTTACCGCTGGGTTGCTACGCACATCCTCGGTCAAGCCGACCCGACAAACGTGTCCAAAAAGATGCGTGAAGGCTGGGTGCCAGTGAAAGCAGCCGACCATCCAGAGCTCATGCTGTTGGGTAGTGACAAGACCGGCAACGTCGAAATCGGCGGACTCATGCTTTGCAAGATGTCCAAAGAGCAGGCGCAGTCCCGGGACGATTACTACAACAACCAAGCGCAAACTCAGATGGAATCCGTTGATAACCACTTCATGCGAAACAATGACCCGCGCATGCCACTGTTTGCAGACCGAAAGTCTTCTTCCAGTCGCGGTGCTGGTTTTGGTTCTGGTTCAAAGTAACAAGGAGTCCTTAAATGGCATCTACCGCTTCCCCCTACGGCCTGCGTGCCGTAAATGAGATCGGCGGCCTTCCATACGCTGGAAGCACCCGCACTTTCTTGATCGACCCAGCTGGCACAGCTGCGAACATTTACAATGGCTCGCCCGTGTACGTGAACGCTTCTGGCTATCTGGCTGTGGCTACTGCCACTGGCGCTGATGCGACCACAAACGGTTTCCCTGTTGGCACCGCCAACACCGGTATCGTTGGTGTGTTCACCGGCTGCTCGTACGTCAATGCTCAAGGTCAGCAAATCTGGTCTCAGTACTACCCTACCGGCGTGACCGGTGTGATTACTGCTACCGTGGTTGATGATCCTGATGTCGTGTTCCAAGTCCAGTCCGCTGGCACGGTGACACAAGCTGCTTTGGGTTCGAACGTGTTCTTCTCCACTGGCGCTGTGGCCACCGGTAGCACAACTACTGGTAACTCCACTGCTTCTGTGGTTGCAGGCGCTTCTGCCGTCACTACAACTGCTGCTTTCCGCGTTGTTGGTTTTGCAAACATCCAAGGCTTCTCGACTGTGGGCGATGCTTACACCGATTTGCTGGTCAAAATCAACCCCGGCTACCACAGCTACACCAACGCCGTTGGCCTGTAAGGAGTAAATCATGGCAATTTCACGCGCACAACTGCTCAAAGAGCTGCTCCCCGGTCTGAACGCCTTGTTCGGTATGGAATACGCCCGTTACGGCGAAGAGCACAAAGAACTGTACGAAACAGAGAAATCTGAGCGTTCGTTCGAAGAAGAAACCAAGCTGGCCGGTTTTGGCGCTGCTCCTGTCAAGAACGAAGGCTCCGCCATCGCTTATGACAACGCGCAGGAAGCCTTCACTGCTCGCTACAACCACGAAACCATCGCACTGGGCTTCTCCATCACGGAAGAAGCTGTTGAAGACAACTTGTACGACAGCCTGTCTGCTCGTTACACCAAGTCTTTGGCCCGTGCCATGTCCTACACCAAGCAAGTGAAAGCTGCCGCAGTCGTGAACAACGGCTTCAACGGTGCTTACGCTGGCGGTGACGGCGTGTCGTTGTTCGGTGTGAACTCCGGCGGTTCCCGCGTTGGCCACCCTCTGGTCAACGGTTCTGTGAACTACAACAGCCCAACCGTGGGTGTGGACTTGAACGAAACTTCGTTGGAAAACGCTGTGATCCAGATCGCAGCTTGGACTGATGAACGCGGTCTGTTGATCGCCGCCAAGCCCACCAAGATGGTGATCCCTCCAGCACTGATGTTCGTTGCCAAGCGTCTGCTTGACACCGAGCTGCGTGTCTCGACTGCTGATAACGACATCAACGCGATCAAGCAGATGGGCGCTATCCCCGGTGGCTACACTGTGAACCACTTCTTGACCGACAACAACGCTTGGTTCCTGTTGACCGACGTTCCAAACGGCCTGAAGCACTTCGAGCGTACCGCCCTGTCCACTTCCATGGACGGCGACTTCGACACCGGCAACGTCCGTTACAAGGCCCGCGAGCGTTACAGCTTCGGCTGGTCTGACCCGTTGGGTATCTGGGGCTCTTCGGGTTCGTCCTGATAAGCATGAAAAAGGGGCCTTGTGCCCCTTTTTCTTTTCGGGTATATTGCAACCACCCCCGGACTTTTCCGGTGTATCTGACGGCTCCGGGCCGACGACATGCAGACAGATGCACCTCAACTCGCATGTGAGGAATCATCATGGCAAACACCACATTCTCCGGCCCAGTTCGCTCGGAAAACGGCTTCCAATCCATCTCCGTCAACGCCACCACTGGCGCTGTCACCGTGAACTCTTCGTTTGGTTCTGACGTTGTGCTGGCCACCCAGTCGCTGTCTGGCGCTGGCGCAGTCAACGTCACTAGCGCTTTCACAGCCCTGACAACCACTGGCTCGGCTCAAGCCCTGACACTGGCCAACGGCACCGCTGGCGAGATCAAGATCATCACCCACGTTGTGGATGGCGGCTCCGCTGTTCTGACCCCCACAACCAAAATCGGTTTTAGCACCATCACCTTCACAGGCGTTGGCGAGTCCGCCATGCTGGTATACACCGCTGCCGGTTGGGCCATCGTTGCTTTGAATGGCGCTGTTGCAGCTTAATTGATCTCGGGGGCTCAGGCCCCCGCTTTACAGGAGATTAATTATGACGATGCAAACCGATGTCAAAGCCACCTCGTTGGCCGCGTCCGGCGCGGTGACGACGTTTCGCGCCCGCTTGCGTAGCTTGGTGATCGAGCCCGGTGCGTCCGCAGGCAGTGTCACCATGAAAGATGGCGGCTCCAGTGGCACCACGCTCTTTACGCTGAACACGGCCGCAGGCGGTGAGACGTTCAACATCCTGATCCCAGCCGAAGGCGTGCTGTTTGCAACAGACATTTACGCCACGCTTTCCAACACGAAAGTGACGGCGTTTTATGCCTAAGAGCCCAGCATGGCAACGCAAGGAAGGCAAGTCCGAGAAGGGCGGTCTGAACGCGAAAGGGCGTGCGTCTTACAACAAGGCCAACCCGGGCAAGCCCGGGTTGAAAGCACCCCAGCCAGAGGGCGGCAAACGCCGCGACTCTTTTTGCGCCCGTATGGAAGGCATGAAGAAGAAGCTGACCAGCGAGAAGACGGCCAAAGACCCCGACTCGCGGATCAACAAAAGCCTGCGGGCTTGGAAGTGCTGAGTCATGGACTTGCCAGTCTGGAACACCGTCCTGTCGTTTGCTTCGGCGCTACTCCTGTTTTGGGTGAAAATCTCCCATGACGAGGTGAAGCGCTTGTCCATTTTGCTCAGCAAGACTCGGGAAGAAAACGCCGAGAAGTTTGTGGCCAAGATGGACATGCACAACGACATGAACCGGGTTATCCAACGGCTTGACCGGCTGGATGCCAAGCTCGATGAGTTCATGAAGGAGCAGCGAAGTGCCCTCAGTTAGTAAGAAACAACACAATTTCATGGCAGCGGTGGCGAACAACCCCGCATTTGCCAAGAAAGCAGGCGTCCCACAGTCCGTGGGCAAAGAGTTCTCCAACGCGGACAAGGGCCGCAAATTTTCAAAAGGTGGCGATATGAAAGCAGAAATGATGAAAAAAGGTGGCATCACCAAGGCCAAAATGGGCGCTGTCAAGACAGCCGCCCCCAGCAAAGACGGTCTTTCTAAGGTCAAGACCAAAGGCACCATGATCAAGATGGGTGCAGCCAAGCCTCTGGGCATGAAACGCGGCGGCAAGACCTGCTAAGGAGCTTTTAATGCGAACCGGACAAAACCCCAATATCGACGACGATACCCGCGCTCGAGCCCGGCGTTTTGTCGAGGACGCAGATATGCCCAAACCGGCCGTAACCGGCAGGACGCTACCAAAGCAACGAGTTGTCAGCAAAAAAGAGCTGGAAGAATCTGGCTTGAGCTTGCGTGACTTTTTAAACCGCGAACGTGGTTTGACTCGCCGTGGCATGAGCAAGGCAGAAGCAGAAAAGCAACTGGGGTTGGGTAAAAAACCCGCCGCCAGTGAACTGGCCCGAGCTAAATCCCGCCTCGGTATGGAAGAGTCATCCGGCATGGACTCTGATGCGCTTGACAGGAACTATGTGCGCCGGGACATGAAAGACCGTATGGACGTCATCGACCGGGAAACGCAAGGTGACTTCTTACGGAGCATGCCTGACAAACCACGTAGAACACCAGAAGCGCTCTCGTCTACACGTCGTCCCGGCACAAACGTAAACTACGAAAACACCGAGACGTCCGACATGATGAAACGTGGCGGCAAAGTCAAAGGCTACGCCAAAGGCGGCAGTATTGGCTCGGCGTCCAAGCGTGCAGACGGCTGCGCCACCAAAGGCCGCACTCGCGGGAAGATGGTGTAAGCCATGATGGCCAGTCGCGGAATGGGGGACATCGCCCCCTCCAAGATGCCCAAAGGCGTGAAAAAAGCACGCCGGGATGACACCGATTTCACGCAATACGCTGAAGGCGGCAAAGTCAACGCTGCTGGCAACTACACCAAGCCCAGTCTGCGCAAGCGGATCGTGTCCGAGGTGAAGTCCGCAGCAACCCAAGGCACAGGCGCTGGCCAGTGGTCAGCCCGCAAAGCGCAGCTTGTGGCCAAGAAGTACAAAGCAGCCGGAGGTGGCTATCGTGACTGACGAATCAGATGTAGGTTTTAAGGTTAACCCCCAGTTTCTGGTACTGGACAAACAGTTTAAGGGGGCGGGCGCTCGTTTTTCCGCATCCAAAAAACTGGATAAAGACTCAGAAATTAGCGCGTACGCGGACCTGATGGCAGGGAAGCCTGACGGCAGGGATACCTTTGTAAAACCCCAGAAGTTTGGGGTTGAGTACCGCAAGACGTTTAAATCGGGCGGCAAGGTTTCGGCCTCGTCCCGCGCTGACGGCTGCTGCGTTAAAGGCAAAACCAAAGGCACAATGAGATGAAAGCCCCGCAAAAATCGCTCAAGGACTGGGGTGACCAGAAATGGCGCACCAAGTCCGGCAAACCGTCTTCCAAGACGGGGGAGCGATATTTGCCCGAAGCTTCCATAAAATCGCTTTCACCGGCTGAGTACGCGGCCACCACCAAGGCCAAACGTGCTGGCAAAGCCGCAGGCAAACAATTCGTGGCGCAGCCTAAACGCATCGCCAAGAAAACAGCAGGGTTCAGATAATGGCAACCACATCCGGCGTTTCAGCTTTCAATCTGGATTTGACAGAAATCGTCGAAGAAGCCTTCGAGCGATGCGGGGCAGAGCTGCGCACGGGTTACGACCTGAAGACAGCCCGCCGCTCTCTGAACCTCATGTTTGCAGACTGGGCCAACCGTGGCCTGAACATGTGGACGTTTGAGCAGGGCACGATCGCGCTGACGGCGGGCCAGAACACCTACGCGCTGCCAAGCGACACGGTGGATTTGATCGAGCATGTGATCCGCACCGGGGCCAACAACGTGGCCACCCAAGCCGATCTGACG